TTGGTCATGCGATCACATACCAACTGAGCCATGTACTTGTCGCGGCTGGTGCTGTAACCTGTTTTGGTCTTAGCGATAACGTCAGCGACACGGCTGGCAGTTACCTTACCAAGGCGCTGTGCAAACCATTCTGGTGTTCCCTGTTCAATCATTGTTTTCCTTCCAGTCTTTTAAGGCTTTTTTTCCCATGTCTGTCAATATGCTGCCTGAGTTCACCAAACCTCTACGCCTGAGTGACCAATATGTGTTCCATGAACCAGGCTTTTTGTTATCCAACTTAAATTTCCAACCCAAAGCAAAATGTTTCAACATAAAGGCTTGATGCGGACTAAGTTGGATTTTGGCCATTTTTATTCTTGACCTTTCAATTTCAATCCATGTTCAGCCATGGCTTCTCTAACAAGTTGTACGCCTTTTGCGCCAAGATTAGGAATTCTTTTTAAATCTCTTATATCCCATTTACATAACTGTTCTTTTGTATAAATATCTTCTGCTCTCAAGCAACGAAAATATCTAACTGGTAAATTTAATTCGTGTAAATCGGCATTTTTATATAGTTGCTCTCGTTCTTTTTCTGCTGCCCATTCAGCGTAAATTTTGTCTCGATGAT